GTGGCGACCCCATATATAACTATAGGCTGCCCCACAACTGGTGGCGGTCAAGTAATTTCAGGGAATAGTATGTTCCTAATTGACGGTATTGCAGTTGCATGTGTCGGTGACAAAGCAACATGTCCGACACATAAAGTTGTTGCAACCATTGTGTCTGGCGATCCTTGTATGCAAATTTTTGGAAAGGCTGCAGCACGAGTAAATGATTCACTTTCTTGTGGTTGTAAACTTTTACCTAAACAAAATTTAGTTGTTCAAGATAATGGTGGAGGTACAGCTTCAGCTACAAAATCGTCTTCTAGTCCTATGTCACAAAAACAGCAGACCACTGATAGTTTTAGAGAAGACAAATATGAAAACTATTACATTGAACAGTATAAAACTGATGTCTACATTAGCCATAAAGCTGTTCTTTTAGGTGATGAAGGTGTAACACCTTTGGATGGAGCTGTGAGCTATTTTCTAAACTACAAAGTTCAAGGCAAGGAACTATTTTTAAGTGTAGTTATTAATGCAGCTCCATTGAGCCACAAGGGAACTGTTTACCCTTTTGGGACCGCAATTGTTTCACGGGAAGGTAAAGAGATTGCCAGAACCAAATTAAAAAAAGATAAAGGATATTGGCCAACAGATAAAAATAAGGCCCCTTTGGGAAGTTGTACTATCAAGTTGCCAGAACCAAATTTACAGCTTGTTGATGTAGAACTTGAACTAGGATATACCGCAGTAATTTCGGATACCGTGGGTTCTGTGCATCCAATTCCTCCTATTAAAAAATATAAGTTTTCCTTAAACTCTGCGGCGCGCAAGGTGTAAAAAGTTATGTATAAACTATTAACGATTCTATTATTAAGTGCCGCGGTTGCTGCGTGTAATAACCCTAATAGCACAACCAAAATCACCCAAGTGCAGAGTGAACAATCTAATAACCAAAAAGAAGCATTAAAGCCACTTGTGGCAGAGTTCAATGAAATTATGAGCTCTCTTCAGACTGAAGCAGACATTACATCCACGCAAGCAAAACTGGAAAAGCTTTTAAAGAAGTTTCCAGATAACAATGATTCAAGCATACAAGTGCAAAAGTTAAAATTAAAAGTGCTACTTCAATTAGGTTATTTAAAGGAAGCCGATATTTTGGCAACAAAAATTCTTGCTTTAGATAGCACGGCAAGCATTCAAGAAACCCAATGTTTAATTCAAAGAAAATTGCAAAAGCCAGAAAGCCAAATTAATAGCTGTTATGAAAAAGCAGCTAAGCTATATCAGGCACAATACGAAAAATTAAGTAATGATAACCCACAAAAGCAATATGTTCTCTGGTCGAGTTACGCTGCGATGTACCAAGCCGGCCATACTGAATATAAGCAAAAGTTAAAAGCTATAGTTAATGCTCAAACCACTGAAGATGAGAAGCATACTTTCAATACTATGTATGAAAATGTAGTGGACCCAACAGTTATTAAAGAAATTCTTGAATCGATGCCATATAAGCAAAAAGCTCATTAAAGACCATTTCTTACATAAACATGTATTGGAATAGCCCTAATTATTTAGGGCTTTTATAGTGCTAATCCTAACAACTACAGCAAGGCGTAAAAATGAAACAGCAATTAACCTTATTGGTTATACTTTCTTCGCTTTTAGCTACGGGATGTAGCAACACCTCTGATAGCACAAAACAAACTGAAATTAAAAACGAAACTACGGCACCTAAAGCGTTGTCTGCCGAAGATCAGCAAATTGTAGATAAACATAATGAGTATATTAAAAAATACTCTCTTGAAGATAGTGAAGTCTTCCAGAAGCATATGCGGGAGATACTTCCTGAAGTAGACAAAATCACGGACAAGCGTAAACGTAAACTACTTCAAATGAATATTTATATGATTTTGAATGACTATGACAAAGCACATGCATTGAATGATAAGCAACTTGCGGAGAAGCCAGATGACACAGCAAGACTTACATTTAGATGTCAGTTGTTTACCATGCAAGGGAAAGAAGCAACTTTGGTTAATAAGTGCTATGACCATGTTGCAGAGGTTCTAAAAGAGGAACTAGACAAACCAGAAAACAAGACCGACCCTGATTATAAGATAGGCGAGTTCTCATACTTGTATGCAAAATATAAAGCTGGACACCCTGAGTATAAAGAGAAAATGCAAGAGTACATTGCAGAAACTAAAGATGAAAAATTAAAGGCAACTTTAACATCACTTTATGAGGTGGAATTTGAAAACTAAAAAAAGGCCCTGATTCCTCAGGGCCTTTTTTTAAAGTGCTCTAACGAAGATTGATACATTCACATTGTTATTTATGGTGTGAGCTGTGCATCCCGATAAAAGAATGCAAAGCAATACTAAAGCTTTCATGACATCCAACTTTTAATTTTAGCTAGATTGGCTTTACGATCATCCAAACCATTAGTACCGCCATTGATGCGACGGGTTATAGTTAAAACGTCATCACGATCGGAAAGCTCATTTAATCCATTGTTAACCCAAAATTTGCAGGCAACCAGAAAACCAATACTTGGAATAGCGACAAGTTCAGGATGTGATTCAAAATCTATGCCCAATACTCGACCATATTTTTGGTAGTTAGCACGACCGGTCAATTGGATCGGTCCACGGCCCTTAAAGCGAACGCCATCACCAGCCATGATATTGCCCAAGTCTTTACGGCCTTCATAAGATGCACCGGTTGCGATTTCTTCCATGTATCGAAAATTACCAGATTCATGTGCAAGTTGTGCAATGAAGTGAGCAAAGCGCAACTCGTTATATAGGATTGCATATTCTTTTAAATGCACATTTGCAGCTAATGCTAGTTCTTCAGCTCGGCTTTGATTTGCGCCTAGCTTCTTAAACAAGGCTGTAAGGGTGCCGCGTCCAATCTTACCATCGACTGCAACACCAAGTGTTCTCTGTAAATTGCTAAAGTTCATTTCACTTTTCCTTAGATAATAAAAAACCGCCCGAAGGCGGCATTAACTGTTCTCAATGTCTCTTTTGACTTTCTTCACTTCCTTGATTACTTCGACAATCGTCTTGCCTTCCTGTTTATCAATAAAGTTGAAGATCCACCGAACCAAAGCCCAGCCGGGAATCCCACAAATAAAGAAGAAGCCACCTAGTGCAATCATTCCCCAAATATCTGTAATCCATTCATGAAGCCCCCACTTCACGATAATGAAAGAGCCACCTGCCAAGCTTGATACGACTGTACAAATAAGTCCTACAGCCCATTCTTGAGGTGATCGTGGCATGCGTGTCATTAATACAACTGCTGCAACTAAAGCGACCGCTAAAGTCACCATAATTGCTGCACCATAAAATTTTAAAAGTGCTGTTAAACCGCTAGTGGAAACTGGTTCCATTTATATATCTCCAGAAAATTTAGACAATAAAAAAGCCCTAAGCGATTAAGCAAAGGGCCAAAAGTGAAGAATATTTAGTTTCTATATTGGAATAAAAAACTAAAAAGAATTTTATTCAATTAATATAGGTGTCTTCCAATAGCAATTACATCAATGTTAACTGTTGAACTTGTAGAAGAGCTTAAAGCAAAACCAAAAATATTAGCTGAAGATGCTGTGATAGTTTGAGCTTTAGCTGAAATACATACGTTATCAAGTGATATTGCAACAATAGTCGGTGGTTCAATGAATGCTCTAGGAAATATCCAATTAAAGTCAGTTGTTTTATACCCGCCAGCATGAGCCGTATTAATTGCTACAGTACCGCTAATACGATGCCGACAAATCATTGTGCCATCTGCTTGTTGAGAAAAATGACCAGGGGCGGAGTCTGTTCGAATACCATTACGATCAAATACTAATTTAGAGGTTCCATCAGCTAATGTACTGTTTGCATCAGATGAAATGTAAGTTATGTAATTAACATTTGTTTTCGGATTAGTAATTTGAATAAGACTTGGTTTTTTAGCTCCTATTTGAATACCATTACTCACTAGTCTAGTTAATGAAGAATGCGGAGCACCATCAACAAATTCAAATCCATTCAAGATGAAACTACATGGTGCAGAATTAAAGTTTGCTATATTCATAATACAAGCTAAAGACCCCTTACCAATACGAACATCTTGCAATGTGAATGAATATTGTCGGGTATTTAAAACTGCTGTTCCTGATGAAGCCCATTGCATAATCGCATTTGCAGCCCCACAGTCAACAATATAATCTCCAATTGAATAAACTGGTCCTGAACACTCAGTTACAAAGATTGGTGGGCGTACTTCATCCTTGTGCATAGTGATCTTATTTTCAATAGATTTATTATTACGTCCGCCCAGACCTACCATCCCTCTGATGGTGCATTGCTTGTAATGTGAGTCAATTGTATTACCATGAAAGTCAGCACAATGAATACCAGTATCTACCCCAATCTCTAATATTGCTTCTTCTATGTATATACGGCGGCAAGGTACACTTCCATTTAGGCTGCCTCCTCCTGTGGCTACAGCATGTCTGTACCCAAAACAATATTTTGGTTTAGCAATAATATCTTGACAGTTACTAAAACAAATACCGTAATCGGTTCCAGTAGTCGAATCTCCTTTTTTTATATATTTACCGCCAGTAATTCTACAGTTAAAAGACCTTTCCAATAAGAATGCATAGGATGTACCAACTTTACCTGATAGAGACAGTACTTCCATTTCATTGAATACACTGTCAGCACAATAGGTAACTTTCAAACCATATTGATAATCAGACTTAAATTTGATATTTCCTATGATCCGTAACTTTATTGGTTCTAACTTAAATACCTTATCCGTTGAAATACTAGTATATGTAGTTTCCAATTCATCAGTTAATTTAATAGTTGAGCCTTCAACATTGGCAACACGTTTAATTTCTCCATCTTTATAGTAAGAACGATACTCACTAAATGAGAAATCCAATTGATTATGAATAACAACAATATCTTCTTGTTTCAATGTACTAGGTACTTCAGAGACAATGATTTGTTTATCGTTGGGTAATGGCGCGCTAGCTATATTACCAAGTGGAGTTAATGATCCTGAAAATGAAAATGCACCATTAATCGATTCAAATGTAACATTGCCTTCTATCTCTATTAGTTTATTTGCTCCATTAACAACAATGGTTCCAACGTGCTTATAGACGCTTCCTGAGTAGTCATATAACTTAGTACCATTAGCTATCATATGATCAAAGCAATCTTTAATTGCTTGGGTATCATTTGCAATACCATCGCCTACTGCTCCAAACATTTTTGGATTAACAAAATTATTAATCGCCAAGTTTAAATTATTTTGTTCAGTATTTATTTCTGCTTGATTTTTATCACCATCAATTACATCTGTTGCATTTACTGTAGCCATTTTTCTCACCATTTTTTAAGAAATTATATAAGAAATAAAAAGGTCCTAAGTTTTCACTTAAGACCTTTGTTTACTATTAATAATATGGAACTTTCCGAACAGTACCGTTGATATTAACTGTTAGATAACCAGCTGGTTGTGCAGGTAAGGCATTGGCTGATCCAGCTGTTGCGGAAGTGCTCGAAAAACCACCCAACATTGGATTGCCAGATTCGTCTACTCCAATGTATCCAGAACCTGCTTGAAGCTTAATATATGGATATGCGATTAGCATTGTTGGTGTGTTTAGATCACCTGAACCACCACCAGTCGGTTTTGTAACTAACCGTTGGATATCCCAAACAAATGCATCACCACCGCTAATTTCTGCTGCACATGAAATATATGCATTCGCAGACTGAAGGACATAAATGTCATAAACATATCTATTGGTAGATGTTTGTACGAAACGTACCTCTTGAATTCCTGCCCCATTTCCTATGTGATGCCATGTGGCTTGGATATTTGCATTTTCAGCATTTGAGTTATTTTTACATTGTGCAAATACTATTGTTTTCCCTAACGCAGAGGAAGCTGAAGGATTTCCTTGAGTATAGCTATTCGTTCCAAGGATCTCTAAACATAGAATTCCAGCCTCGCCTATAGCCGCAGTACCTAATTTGGTCCATGTAGATCCAGAAAATGAAGGGGTAATACGCTTGAAACGCTCATATTCCTTTTGTAATTCGAAAACTCCAGCTACACGTGGAGTGAATAAGCTAGTCCCTTTATCAATATAAAGTAAGTTAGGCTGCGTAACATTAATCGTATCATTTGCAGTAAAAGCAAAATGATACATTCTTAATAATCGTGTATTAGTTGCAGTTAAAGGAGCACTATTATTCTCTGTATATAAATTAATAATTGTCCAAACACCATTATTGATATGCCCCATTGAAGTATTAAACTCAAAAATACAATCAATCATTGAAGATTGAGTACAGTAATCAGCATCAAATAACAATGTATTATTTTGGGCATAAACTTTTTCAAGTTGAATAGTCGTATTATTTTCCCACTTATCTTTTACAAACTTAAATACAATATTATTGCTGTTAGGAATAAATCCACTGATTTTTGAATCAATAAGATCTTTAGCAAAAATTAGATGACCTGAAAAACCTGATGCTCGACAATTTAAAACATGAACCCATGCACCATTAATTTTACTATTCGTAAGTAAACAGATATTTAAATTATCTGTTTTGGTACCCGTTGATTGAAAATCAATATATGCAAGTTTTACTTTTTGAGTATTACATTGAATACCTGCACCACTTATACGGATCGTTGTTTTTAATGTTTGAGCAGAAATGGATGGTACGCCTCGGAGACTTACAGCTTTTGTTCCATAATCAACAGAGCTAAATGTAAAGTCGCCATCTGCAAAAATTGTTGTTTCATTATCTGAAGCATTAATTGCTGCTTGATAAGCGGTTGCATCATCAGAGCCATCGAATTTTGCTCCAAACCAACTGAGGTACAACTCACCAAAACCTATTTGACGAATCCATCCATTAAAAATAGTTCCACTATCATTTTGAGTAGATTTTGCTAAATCATAAATGAAGTGGCCACCACCGCGGTTTTGTCCCGTATAGTATGATTTCACATATACAGTTTGACCATTTACAGGATTTTGAATATTCAATAATTCACTGATAGATTCTATAACATCCATTCTTAGCTACCTTAATTAAAATTAATAGGGTTAAAGTCATTTATTCGAATATCACATTTAGATTGAGTTAATTTAAAAAATTACAGTCACTCACCAAATATAGCTGATAAAAAAGCACCCATATGGGTGCTCTAAGTTCTTTTAAAGTATTAAAGGGTTTGTAAAATTTGTCCTCCATTAATCAATTGAGTTGTCAGTGGCGCAATTCCAATAATTGCAGATCCACCAGCACCTGGTTGGCCTTCTGTTGTTCCGTGGTAATTCCAGTTCCAAGTACCACTATTTGTAGACTTGGTGCCACGCTGTCCCCATCCGCCACCATCACCAGATAAAGGAGATCCATAGCGGTCATTTTGAGTTCGGTATCCTTTACCTGATGTAACTGCATCAGCATCAGTGACTTTTACAACCATCAGATAGCCACCTTCAAGATACCAGCGCCAATCCTGAGTATCATTGTAAATGGGCTGCCCTGTCATAACCCGGCCGAATGGTGCTCCAGCTCCACCGGGAACACCTTGCACTCCATAACCTAATTCTGTGTAAATACCGCTTGGTGTGGCCCCTCCTCCAGAGCCGCCTCGAGCTAAAGTTCCTCCGTCAACAATTAGATTCAATTTACTGTGCCGGTTCATTAGACCTGGTGCACCTTGGAATCCATCACGACGTGTTCTGGTAAAGTTATAATTAGGATCACTGGTCCATGCACCAAATGCCACATGTGGCAAACCACCATCACCCCCACGCCCAACCACTGAACCCTTGATCGTAAGATTTACGACAAGACCAGCTGGAAATTCTCCTGTATCTATTGCTGGTAATTCAGGAGCAGCAGGAACAATAAACTCTTTAGTTTCAGTGTTATTAGTATGCTTATAAACCATCCGGGTTTCAGCTCTGAGTGAACTCGAGCTTGAAACCAAAGCGCCAGCTTCAACGATAAAGCTAATTTCTCCAGTCGTTGGTAAGTCACCTCTTTGCATTTGATATAACCGCGCAAGATTAATATCTAGCTGGTCATAACGGATGTAAATCGGTGAATCATCAACTGGCACATCAATAAAGTCCTTATCATTAAGGTAATACCGCACATCGTAATTCACTGCCGTAATGGTATTTGAGAACTTATCAACTGGATCCTTTTTAGCAACCAAGTAAGGTAAGGAGTCCTTTGTATCGTCATTAACAACGGTATAAATGGTATTTACAAAATCATCTGAACTGAGCTTAAGAGCTCCATTTGGTAAGCGTCCTAAAACCACCTTGTTCTTAGCTGATCCAGCGGTAACAGGAATTAGATCAACGGTACCATCACCCATTTGCAAATAAATCACATAGCTTTTACCAGCAATAAAATCAACATCATGGCTCAATGTAAGAATTAAGCCATCTTGCTGCATTACATCACCGCTTTGATGAATTCCATTGCGATAATCAGCAACAGCTATACGATCACGTAAAACTAGTAATTCAGATTCTGGTGCTGCATCAAAGGTAATTGACTTACGCTGAAAGCGGAGCTTGTTCCATAGCCGGTACGCATTAAAGTGAGCTTGCCACTTGTTACGCACACCTACCGATTTCACTTCTTTTGGGTTCTTCGCTCCTTTATCCGGCAAGTAGATATTGATGCGACTATCATCGGTCGGATCCGTATATTCATAGATGAGCCCATCATAATCATCTATTACACCGAAAGTCAGATCATGCTTATAACTATCCGGGATGATATTCCTGAAGTTAAACAGCAACACCGAGTTATCTGTTGGTTGTTCGAAGTAGATTTTGAGCTTATTGTTTTGCCGATATGCTGTACAAAAGACCGCATCACAAAGGTTGGTAACCAGCTCCTCAAACGAAAGATTACTATCATCAATGGTGGTACAGAATTCTGCAGCTAAAGGTGTACCGAAATAGTCCACTACGTCGTTATAAGTACGGTAGATATTTTCAATATCAATCTCATCAATCGTACGGCGGCCAATCTTGTCATCAAGAGCCATTGAGACTAGTGCATCGGCAAAACTTGAGGTTGGAAACAATTCCGTCGTCATTGAGCCATTTTTATAAGTCGGTAACATCCGCTGAAGCTCAAAATTAATCTTTCGGGATTTAACCGACAATGCGCCTGTCGTTGCATAAGTGCGAGCACGGAAAACAGTTTCATGTTCATACATTGTGCTTTGCAATGGATATGCACCGTATAGCGCTTGCCACTTCACATCATCGACAACAGTTGTGACTGCAGGAGTTGGAGTTAAACGGCGTGCACGTACACTACAGCGCCCCTGAAAGGTGGTCATATCGAGTGTCGCGCCAACCGTTTGCCGTGACTTCGCTGAACCTTTTAGAATGATTTGTTTCAGCATTGGATTGCCAATAGCTGCGCCAGACTCATTTACAGGCGTGACTTCAACCTCAATTGTCACGTTTACCGCTGCCTGATTACCTCCAGATGAAACGGTATAAAGTCCATTTGTGGCCACAAAATTACAAAGCACCCGACTACGTTCAATATTGTCCAAGATGAATGGGCCAATCCATTTTTCTCCAATAGATGCAAGCTTAGGAGATGCTGCAGCTGTTTGCTGATTTGAAAGTTCTTTTAACTTTAACCAATTTGAATTAACGGCAGCAGGATTTGATAAAGTCATGCGGTCATCAGCAACGGATAAGACACTGTAAGTACCGTTTAAATCATAGCTTTGACCGTTATATGTGAATACAGCATTAGTGATTTCAACGCGATCATTGCTGACAAATTTAGTCGTTAAATCTGTATTGTTTGCTGCAGCTCGAAGGATCTCATTTGGATATGCAAAAAGAAGGTAATTTATTCCTTCTAAAGTTTGTGTGTCAGCTGGCCGTAAGATCTGGCCATTAACAGAAGTTTGATGCTGTACTGTTAAAGGCGGTGTGGTAATTTCAGTACCAATCGAAAAGTAAGGTTCTCCTGAAACGATATCTACACCTGGTCGAAAGACCTCTACCGAAGCCCCAGCAATATCAACGATATTGGTTTCACCATCGTAAGCGCCTTTTATGTGATATTGACCACGGCCTATGCAGCCGACCATATGCTCAACTTCAATATTGTTTTCATAAACCTTGTAAGGCACGGCTATTGAATCAGGCGTATCCCAAGCAGCACCATAAATATCTGCAATGCGACCATTCACACGGATCTTATTTTCACGATTTGAAAGTTCGTTATTTGCCGATGAAGATTGATTAATATTCTGAGTCGTCTGAGCCACCGATGGCGTAGGCATTAAAAATGCGATCGCAATACTAATTACAATCGAAACGATAGCAGCAACCCATTTGGGGTTCTCAATAACGATAAAAGTACCTGGTAAAAAATCTAGCTGTTTTAACTCATATGCATTTTTAGGAGTCACTTCATTGGCAAAAGAGATTTCCGCATGGTCCATATTGCTAGCTGTATGAAAAATACGGATGTGTTCAGGCATGTACTCATATTTTGAAGTAAGCCACTGCCCTATGGTGTGTGCATGTTCAATTGTCTTTTCTTCAGACAATGCATCTTGCTTATAAATAACTTTAATCATAATAACTAACTCGACTAAACCCCATACCCATTACGACCTCTTCAGGTAAATAAGTGACTCCACTTTCCATGAGATGCAGAATCTTTTGTCCACGAAAAAGCCCCACATGCGGGGGCTTGTTTCTTTGTCTAGGGTGAAAGGCGACTATGCAGCCCTCCTTAGGCATGGGCAGCGGATTTAAAAGCTTTAAACGTGATGTAAGGAAGGTAATTTTTCCTTTTGGTTGCATAAAGAGTTCAAGTGCCTCAGCTCGATTTACTCCATATAGATCCATTGCAGCTTCATGGACAAAATGGACACAGTTGTAATGCTCTTCGTCGTATTGCTTATCAAGCAAATAATCATGACTTTTCATACAGCCCCCTTCAGCCCACTAAAGCGATCAAGTGAGAAAATATCCCCTGTTTTATTTGTGTTGAGTCGTGGTGATTCTGCTTTAAATGTCACTGCTTTATGATTCATAGCAACACTGGCAAGCTGGAGACCAAGCAAATAAAACATTGGGGAATTGAGGTTGTCTGAACTATAAAGTCTATAATTTACGGTTGGTTTAACGTTCGGATATTGCCCTTCAATTACCCTCTCGAATTCATCTGGCAATACATCACCCAATCCTGAAACGGAGACTGTCAACGTCTGGTCCAGATCACCCAACATTCCGGATCTTTGAATTGAAACAGGCAGATATTCATAAAAGACCTGACCAGTACCAGCCTTATGCTGCACATAGACACCTCGATCATCATTACGAACAAGTCGATAAGTGTTTAGAAAAGAAGGGTGTGAAAGCTCAATACACTCCAGTTGATAAATATCAATTTTACGATTGAGAAAGAACTTGGCGTATTCGTTATCCATTAGACCTCCCAATCTTTAATTAGCGCCTGATCAGCGGTAAGGTTCGGCTGGTTTTGAATAACTTCAATCTGAGCATTTACCCGGTAAAGATTTCCATTCACCTCGTTGGTCTTGAATGAGTTGGGAATAAAGTTGCATTGGTATTGCTGGCGCGCTCCCTGGTCAATCACCAGATCCGCATAAAATAAAGCTGGCTTGTTTTGGTAAACACGCCAGAAAGCCATCATTTTATTGAAATCGGTTTTACTTAAATTCCAGTTCACATCAACAATGTGGCTATTACGTTTTACATCGATGTAATAGCGTCCACGACCACCATCCATCTGCTGACGCTTTACATCATCACCTGGTGTTACGCCATAGCCATTTGTTTGAGGATTTAGCTTTAACTTGTACATAACTTTCCTTTAGGTAATAAAAAAGCGCCGTTAGGCGCTTATGAAAAGAAAATTAATATTTATTTACAATTCCTTGGGAGTTAAGGTTTTTTTAATGATTCATCTAAAATTCTTTTCATTCCTGTATGAGTACAAGGCTCAGAATACTCTCTTAATGCCAAAAATACCTGACCAGAATTAGTAAACTTTTTAGTTTCATTAGCTTTATATATTTCATCCATTCTTTTGAAAACTGCTCCACTCAAGAGCCCTAAGTTCATATTTACTAAGAAACTATTATCATAAGCATCGAAACCACTATCTACTGCACTGAATGCTGCTCCAATTCCTCCTACGGTTGCAGAAGGAACATTTGAAAGTCCTAATAATGCAGAGGTTAACCCACCCACTAAATTCGTTTGCCTTTTTGCATGTAACCTTTGATTACTTGCAGATTCAGATCTCCTAAAATAATCAGTACAAATGGCTGACCAATAGCTTGCTCCTGAATCATAAAAATACCTATATGGATCATATGGAGGCACTGAAGGGTTTATATTCGAAATCTTTCCTTCATTAATAACTATACCTTCAGCCAAGAGAGCATTATCATAAGCTTTGAAATACACTAATTTTTGTCTTTCCACGATATCTCCCTCCACATATGTATGCGTCCCTTGAACTACAATATTAGGAGGACCTGCAGGTGCTTGCATTCTTGCTGGATTAAATAATGCACACCCAGTTATTGAATTTCCTAAGAGAAAAACTAAAATTAATTTTTTCATTATTTATCCACTCATTCTTATTCTTCTCCTTAATAAACAACTATCTATAATCAAAGTCAATATGAAAGCAAAAGAAACCACCTCGAAAGATGGTTCCGTAAATTATCGATTACGTCTTGCAGTCGTATTCTCAGTCAAGGCCCGACTGATTAGAGAGTTTGGATTTTTAATATCTTCGCTAACCAATCTTGGTACTGCTTTTGGAAGTTGTTTATCCAGCTCATCTTTAACAATGATCCGGACTGTTTTCTCATCCAGTTGTTCAGCTTCAATAGTTGCCCCCTTAACCTGATTCACAACTTCAATCTTGAAATTGATAGTTGGAGAAGATTGCTCAATAGAAGGCATAAACTCAGCTTGAGGGCGCGAAGATTGACCAGAGGTAAAGTCTTGCACATCTTCAAGATTTGATCGATCCTGAACTAAACCATTTGATGAGAAGTAAACCTTTCCGTCATGGAATAGATCTGAGTTTGCCGAAGTAGTTGGATTGGCTGCACTAGTATTTCCCTTATAGATAATCTGATCATCTTGATAAGACTGATTAAAGATGTTCGAGATATCTCTACTTTGGTTAAATGCCCGTGAACTTTGATTTGCCCGATTCATGATATTTTCAAAAGAGGTATTATTTTGAGCATAGTTAGAAATAAATGAATCTGGGCTTGTGGCCTTTCTCATCTGTTCAACTTTCTCAACCCCTCCCCAATTTCTAATATCATCCTGAGACCAGACAATCTCATTTCTATGCACAGCACCAGCTACATCATATTTTTTGCCTCTCCCTGTAAACCCACCCTTAGCAAAACCTTTCGATCCATCAACAATAACTGGATTTGTACCAGCACCATCTCTAAATACAGCAACATCCTTCAGCAACTCTTTCTGAGCATGCTGAAAAATACTTTTTGAAACATTACTGTTTAGAATTTTCGAGTTAGAAAAATTAGACAAGTTTGATTTATTGGCAGTAAAAGATTTACTACTTTGATTCGATTTATCTAGAACTTTGCTAAAGCTTGAGTTGTTCCCAGAATACTGATTAGTAGTGCTTTGAACATCTCCCAATCTTGACACCGCGTCTTTGCTTGGCTTGAGAGCATTAACGATAATCTGATTCTCTCGAGTAGGCTGATTAAAGATATTCGAGATATTTTGATTGTCATTAAAAGCTTTTGAGCTTAGGAATGAACGGTTAAAGACATTTTCTGCTGAAGTGTTGTTTTGTGCATGATTATTGATAAATGCTTCAGGGTTTGAGCTCTTACGCATATTTTCAACCAAGCCAACACCACCCCAACGTTTAATATCTTCTTGGGACCAGACCACTTCTCCTTTATGCACAGCACCAGCAACTTGATATTTCCCACCAGCTCCAGTGTAACCACCGTCCGCAAAGCCCTGATCTTTGATTGCACGGATATTCGCAATAATGCTGGCACCCTGTGCAACCGCCCCAGCAATTAAAGGTAAGTTATACGGAAAACCAACTTTTGCAGCTGCTGCAATATTTTGCTGAATGGCAATACCGGCAGCAGCAATTGCATATGCTTTATCCGCAGCAAACATGAGCTTGTAGGCTTTAGATTGCTCACCAAACATAGAGCCAAACATCGATGTGACAGAACCCATCATTTGCCCACCAAGGGCAATTTGAGTGTTCAGTCGATCCTGTTGATATTTGTCTTCAATATCTTTGGCGTTCTGAGCATATTCACTACCAATTTGATTGCGTTGCTCTTGAGCAGCTTGAATGATTGCAGTCTTCTGGTTTTCGTAATCCTGTAGCTGAATTAATCCAGCTTCCATCTGTGCATTCAAACCATCTAAACCACTTTGCTCACTAAGATCAGTTGCGGCATATTGACTATCAGCTAGGTCATTGGCAGCACCTAAACGACTGAACCGTTCCTGATCCTGTCTGTAGAACTCACTGGTACCATTCATATCAGCCTGAATACCACCCCAGTTCTGAACAGCGTTATTTACTTTGTCGCGTGTCTCTTTGTCCTGTGTGGCTTTAGATAACGCAATAAGTTTTTGACGCTCTTCTATGGAAAGTTTTGAGTTCTTAAGAATCTCCTCTCTTTCAAGTCTATAGCGTTCCTGCATAGCTTGAGTTTCAGAAAGCAGAGATAATCGGGCTTGAAATGATCGTTGCTCTTGAGCCAATTTCATAAGCGCGATTTCTTGCTGATATTGCTGTTCAAGCAATTCAACAGCCTGCTTTTGCTCTGATTTACTTAATTCAATATCATGAGCCGCATTAAACTTTCTGCGATCAAAGTTTTCTTTAAGTAGTTCAGCCTCGGTTTTCTGAAACTCCTTATAATCCTCTAGTTTGCTTCTAGTAGCTTGTTTGGCAATCGCAATATCATTATCAGCACGGCGTTGTAATTCAGCCTTGATTTCAGCAGTACGTTCTGGCGTAAAGCCTGCTTTATCTACATCCTCCAGTCTAACCGTTAAGTTATTCTGGATCCGTTGCACTTCACTAGCCACTTCATTCTCAAGTGAACGCTGAGCATCTAACTGACGATCAAGTTGTGATTGGATATCACCTGATGCCTTATCACTCCCTTTACTTGCTCCTCTCTTAACCTTGCTTTGCATACTTGGTGACTGATGAAGAAGTTTAAGTGTTACACCATCTTCAAAGATCACTTCACTGACATAACCACCACCCTTGCTGTCATACCGAGTCTTAATGTCTTTAACAGCAACATTAGTTGTGATCGGTGTACCTTCAGGCATTGAGAAATCAATACCCTTATGAAATGAAGAAGCCCCTTTAGTAGGGGCTTTTCGTGGACCGTAATTTGAACTGATCTTGTAGGATGATAATGGTTTGCCACCTGCCTGCAATCGCGCCAGATGTTCATTAGAGACTTTCTGGCCAGACATTGAACCGCCATATCGAACATCAAGATGAGGGCCTGTGCCAATACCAGATTGGCCAGAAACACCGACTAGGCGTTTAGAGAGTTTTTGCTGTTTAGATAGCTCATTCGTAGTTTCCTTTAATGCTTTATTCTTGGCATCAATTACTTGCTTGTTCTGTTCTTCAATATCTAGTACCTGCAAGCCTTTTTGAGCTATTTGATAGGTATATTCAACGCCCTCCTTTCGAGCCCAATTTGCACTTTTAAGTAACTCCTCTGCTTGTTTCTCGGAAAATCCCTTTGCTAACGCAAATTTCATAAAATATGCATCATATTCACGATCATAAAGAGAATCAGCATATTTCTTTTGTGCATTTTTAGCAGCTAATGCCGCTCTCTCATTTTCATTTAGGGACTTGGTGTTTTTATCAACACCGACAATGGCATTTTCAGCTTTATTTCCTGCAAGCGTTACTTCGACACCAAATAAGCTATATGTTTGCTTAGTCTTAGCTGCTGTTTCAGCTGCTTCATCATAAGCATTCACTTGCTTAAGCAATGCATCCCGCAAATCGGACGGAATATTTTCATCCTTTAATTGTTCAATCGCTTCAGTATAAGAAATGGTGCCAAGCCGTGCTTTATTTGAAATTTCAGCAACTTTCGCATTGCCCACCGCATAGTTCTGGATATTGATCAATGCCGACCCGACCGCCAGTTCTTGCCGTTCTAATGCCTTGTTTTGATCTTCAATTGTCGCTGCTAAATCACCTAATTTTTCCTTACGCTGTTCATCATTAAGGGCTTTAATTTCTTCCTTAGTCAACTTTGCAGCTTCGGCTTGCTCTTTTAGCTTTGCAGTGGCTTCAGCAGATTTACTTGAGAAATACATATAAGTAGCAGCCAATGCAGTCACGCCTAATGTGATTGCCCCAATTGGACCACCAATCAATCCCCATGCACCGCTCACTAATCCTGCAATTGAAGTACTTTTGCCTTGCGCTAACGTAACGGCTTTCGTTGCTTTCTCAACATTATTCGCTGCAAGAACATATCTGGCACTAGCTGCACTTGCTCCAAATCTGGCTTGAGTTTCGGCATTTGTTGCTCTTACATTCACCAAATGTGCCTCAGCTTCTGCAAGCGCAGCTTTTGCACTTTCTATCGACTTTTGTTTTTGTAATTGTGATGCAGCATTGTCAGCTACTAATGAGCCTACTTTGGTATTTAAAGCCAATACTTGTGTTGCGATTGCTTTGGTAAGTAGTGCCGTACCGCCCAGAATAGCTACATAAGAGATTGATTCTAAATTTTCGGCTAAAACCTTAATTGAACCAGATAAAACGTTAGCTGCACCACTTCCTTGACTAGCCTCACCGACAAATTTAGTAATCTCATTATTAAGAAGAGTTAATGACTGGCTGATCGTAATATCAGTTTTGCCAAATAAGGCATCTACATCAGACTCTACATTTCTTAAGGCTTTCACAATTTCTTGCGCTGTAATTTTTCCTTCAGCTGCAACTGAACGTAACTCACCTACAGTAATTCCCATACCCTGAGAAATAGCTTTTGCTAAGGCCGGAGTTTGTTCCATGACAGAGTTCAGTTCCTCACCACGCAATGTACCGCTTGCGAGTGCTTGTCCAAACTGCATCAATGAAGCATCTGCTGCTTCTGCAGTTGCTCCACTAATAGCCACTGCTTTTGATACTGTTTCAGTTAAACGCGCAGTGTCGTCCATTGTTAGATTTAAAGTTTTGGAATTGTCACTAAAGCGCTGATACACCTGTAAAACTGAATCCCAAGTTGAATAGGTATTTTGAGCAATCCTGAATGTATCTTCAGTCGCCTTATTTAGCTCCGTCTGGTCTTTAGTAACTAGCTTTAAACGGTTTTGTAACCCTGTATAAGCATCAATTTTAGTAATGGCCGCATTGATCGTAACCAATCCTGCCATATACCCAGCCAAAGCCTTAATTGAAGTGCCAAATGAGTTAGCCGCTTTATCCTGTTTATCCAACTCATAGGTGGTGGCTTTAATTTCTTGAGCAAATTTATGGTTTTGTTGAGTTGCTTGCTTAGTAACTTCAACTGTTTTTTGAACTGAAGTATTGGAATTGTTAACTGTGGTGTTAAAGTTTTGAACAATATTATTGGTTATAGAAAGCTGTTTCTCCATATCTTTTGATGTTTTAGACGCGGAATCACCTCGATCAGTAAATTTTGACAATTCTTCTGCCAAGGCTTTGACATTACGTTCAGCATTCTGTGAATCAATAACAATGACAAGACGAGATTCTTGTGTCATTTTACTTTCCTCTAGGCAATAAAAAACCCCGCATTGCGGGGTTCGTTGTTTCATATAACTTAATCTTTAAATGTATCAAGGCAGATCATTAATGCCTCGTTAGCAAATTCAGTTTCTGCTTCTTTCTTTTTTTCTTCACTATTCCAAAGTGGTTGTTTATAAGCATCTTTTATTATTGCAATATAAAATCCTTTAATTGATTTATCTTTCAAATTATCTTCAATTTTATTAATTGAATCTTTTGCTTGCCCACCGTGTTGTCTCTTGTACATAATAGTTTTTGCGTACTCTGAAACAGAATCACAATATTTAATCTTTAGCGAACTACTATCTGCTAAAGCTAGACTCGGAATGCTCAAAAATAAACAAAAAAGCATTTTTTTCATGAAAATACCCATTTTAATAATGAGTAAAATTTAACAGCTAGTTCAATAAAAAACCACCCGAAGGTGGTTTATATGTATATTTTTAGAATTATCTAATATATAAGCTCTTCTGAACTGACACATAACTCAAAAATTGCTTACTAACATGATTCACTAATTTTTCAGAATATTCCGTAGTTATTTCTAGCTCATTCTGAGCAATTTCTAAATATTTTTGAGGATTCTGAATAATTTTGGCACAAGCTTTTTCTAATCCATAAAATACACTATTGTAACTGTAATGAGTATCTGATGCCTTCCAAACTTCAGTTTTAATTTCACCCCAATTTTCAAACATTGCCAATAAGTCAAAAATATCTTTATAGGGTTCATCATTATAACGGTCAGCATTTGCTAATAACTTTGTAAGATAACAAGCATCCTGATCTATTGCTGGCACATGAAATTTATTAGTTTTTTCTTGATTTAATGAATAATCTGCAAAGGAAACAAATTCTAATTTGATAGTAACGCCATCTATTAAAATAAAGCATCTAGTACTGTCTCTATCCAATCGTATTTCTCTTGGATATTTAAAATCTTTTTTTACTAAATTTCCTAGACTGTTATTGCTTGCCGTAGTCCGCACAGCTCTATATGAATCCTTATTTGGGCATAGAAAATCAATATCAATTGATTTTCTATACTCATTTAATTCTAATGCGATTCGAGTTCCACCACCAAACAATATTTGATGTTCAGTTAGATAATCACTATTGAAGTTATCTAGTGCTGAATAAATTAGGTTGTGGTGTTCTCGATTATACATTTAAGTTTTTCGCTTTACGCAGGCAAGAAGAACCCATGCCCAACCAGCCTTGTTAAGGTTTCAATCAGGCCTAATTCTTTTTGTGTAAGAATATTTTGGTTAATGTACTTCCAACGCTTTTCATATAAATGAAAAGCTCTTTCAGCAGGTATTTTTTCTGCTGAGGTATCCCATAAAATACAATCTAAAGCAGGATACTCTTTTCTTGCAATTAGATCCATTTGAAGAACCTCAATAAATTTACTCAGAAATTGATAGATGAAAAAGGAGTTAAACAATTCAAGCACTTTAACTGCTGAAGCTTAATTACCTTTTACTCCACATTTGGAGGATCATAAATTGACGTGGCTAAAACCTCGTCTATAGTAATCGCCCGATTCAATAATATTTCGTACGATATAATTTACTATTGAAAACATAATATTTCTTAATGACATTTATGTCAATTAGAAATTACATTCTTAAACCCTTGGCTTGATATTTTTTAATATTAAAATTCAACAGCTTACAAAACACTACTTTTAAGAATTATAGAAATACTATGCTAAAAGTGCGGTATATTGTGTAAATTTTAAAATACCCCGCACAAAATTTAATTTTAAGAAAATCAACCTTAAAACCTTTTATTTTTTCGCCTTAAAACTCTTATGCCGCTCATCTAAAAGCATGTTGTCTAAAGCAAAAATACAATCATTAAAAATATGAGTATCAACAGGCAAATCATTATGCTCAGCATAGACATTGATAGCCTGCTGGTCTAAAGATAAAGGAATACCCTGCTCATATCTCCTAGATCTGATGATCGTGCTAAAGGCAGCAAGAATTGAGTCTGCTGCATAAGAATATTGCGGTGGATCTGGAATATATCCACCTAAGAACTTGATTTGTTCGATTTCGTGCGGCGTTTTCGACGCATAGGTCTTTTGGTACTTGTAGAGTTCGATGACTTTCCCAGAATCGTCGCCTTGTCTTTGTCAGCTTCTTCCTGAATTTTTTGCGCCTGCTCTTTAACGAATGACCAGATCAATAGGCCAATGTCACCAAGGTTAAGAAGCTTAGAAGCATTTTCTGGTGTATACGGTTTTTCAGACTCTACTGTTTCACCATCTTCCACTTCAGCGAAAACAACGCCTTTCCAGTCTTCGATTAAATGAGCGCCAGCCGCATCTAATAAAAGCTCATGATAGAGCTTGCTGTTTTCATCTCTTACCATTACATCATAGCCTTTTGACGTAATTTGATTGCCTGCCTTCTCTAATGAAACTTGAAACGGTTTATAACCAATACCACGAATTTTAAATTCCGCCTGCCCATCTGCTGTTTCAAACGTACACCACTTCGATACTTCTGAACTTCGTACAATTCCAACTTTTAAAGCCATATCTACCTCGAAAATTTAGGAATAAAAAAGCCCATGGGGTTCCATAGGCTTTAAGGTTTGTTAATTTGAATTACACAAGAGCGCGAACAATCGTTGGTGCTGCGCGAACTTGGGCAAAGTTGATATCTATAGTGATGATGTCATCTCCACCACCATCCGGATGATTGGCTTCCATTACTTCCAATTGAGGGAAGTTGAGCGAGTATTTACTTCCTTTGCTGTCTTTAATGTCGAAAGTCAGAGTGAATACATCACGGGTTTTGATTGCATCAATCCACGCTGCCGCAGTTGCCGAGAACATGAATGAAGCATTCGCCCCAATATCCATCATCTTTTCTAAGTAGAACTCAGGTGTGTATTTGCCTGAACCAATACAACGAATTGCTTCCAGATTATTATTGAATGAAAGTGTCAGTGATTGCATGCAGGCTTTACCTTGAATCGACTGGCCATTTACAAGCAAGTTTTCAACATTTGGCATACTAACCAATGGTCGAGTTGAAGCAGCAATAGGATTAACTACTGGGTTAACTTGCTGACGGGTAAATGAATTACCCACTAAACCAAAGTTACCAGTAATTTTTCCTGTGGTCTGAATGGTAATTTCACCAGTATTTACCTGTACACCACGATAAATAAAGACTTGACCGATATCTTCAAAGACTTTGACTAAAGTTAGTGATTTACGTACGGTTCCACCAAAACTTAAAGAGCTTCCCGCCCAATTATTAAATGCAAGAGCACTTAAGAATAAGTCGAATGTCCCTACCGATAATTCAAACTCTAACTGACCTGCCACTTCAGCTTCCGTAACTACACCGCCCTGACGAAAGCGAGAGTTAACAACTTCACTACTCTCTTCAGTAGAGACGTTTTCTGATAAGCCATCTGTTACACGGCGAACTGCGTACCAGATAGGATTTGCCGGAGTGGTTCCCAGTACTGCTTCTTCACAAGCATATAATCGAATTTTTGAACCTGAACTCATTTATGGTTCTCCAAAATTTAGGTATAAAAAAACCTGCTTCATCAGCAGGTCGTTATAAAAAATGGGCGTAAAAAAACCCGCTGTATTAGCGAGTTGTTAATGTGTTTTGTCTGTATCTGAGATTTCCGGTAGTTCCACACCATTCAGTGCTGCAGTTACTGCCACAGATAAATTGGTCGGCTGAAACTCTACTGGTGTTTCACTTAGTGGTTCTTCAAATTCAGGCTCAGGTTCTTCATATAAACGAATATCGATCCAGCGCCCCTCAGAAATATCAAGAGGATTGCTTAGGTCAGCAACGACTGCTGCAAGCTCAATATCGAACTTACGTTTATAAGTCTTAATTGAAATATCACCGTTCTCTAGAGTTTCATAAACTACAGCAACAACAGTATTACCATTGGCATCTTTGGGAACTTCTACATACCAGCCTTCTTGAGCAAAACCAAGTGAGCCCTTAATGAGGTAATTGCCGACTCCCAACAATTCAAACGTTATTGGCTGCTTTTCCGCCTCCGTGTTCAATTCGATATGATCATTAAATAACTTAACAATTGGTGAAGCTGATTTAATGAATCCGTTACCATCTACAGTCGTGTTTTTCTGAGTCCACATTTTATAAAGTGAGTATGCTCCTGAATTAACATTGGAGTGTCTTACCCGATAATAAATTTCATGACTACTTGGCGCGGCTAAAATCTGTGCATGTACTCCACCACCTCTGGTCATCGTCAAACCACAACAATATGGAGGAATTGTCTCTGAAGCAGTAGTATTAGACCAAGCAAAACCATTGCCTGCTGGGTAATCTGTTGCATCTGTCTCTGTTAACACATAAGAACTAGAACCAGCAGCCATAACACCACCAAGGCCGAATGCTCCAACCTCCATGATGTTGCCGGCACTTGTCCCAACAGTTCGAGATGCAGGATTACTTGCAGGAATATTCTGAATTTGAGAAAAATTTGGAGTTAAGTTTGGAATACCTGAGGCAAAAGGCAGCATGAATTGCCGTTTACCTTGCGCTGAGTTATATGGGAAAGGCCGGTGATCCCAACTGAACTTAAATAGAAGATTTGCCATTACGCAGTTACCCCATCAATTACTTGGAAAGTCAAAGTTTCAGTATGTTGAGTTGTGCCACTCACCACTGCTTTAATATCCATTTGAACTAAGCCCAAAGGCCAAGCCGCTGTACTTGTTCCTGACTTCACATTCAGCCAACCTTTCTGAGTGCTCTGACTTAATGCAGCACAAGTTAATGTACCCACAGCGGCACCTTCCAAAGTCTTGACCTGTGAAGTGAATGTATAGCTTGTTAGATCAATCGCACGGCGAACATCATCAGGTGGATATTGCAAAGCATCATCCATATCTACTAGCTGCAAATTCAAGTTGAATGTGTCACCACGCTTAAAGACAAAATTGCTCATAAGTGATTCCTATAGATATAAAAAAACCACCGATGAGGTGGTAGTGAGTAAAACTATAAAACCGCCATTAGGCGGTTTAAATTAAATATAGTTTGAGTTTAAATTTTCTCTTGGATTAGTTTTTTGCAACGCTCTCTTTCAATTTCCGAAAACTTTTCTAAGGATTCATATGTATTTAATTCACCCTTAACCGGAGTTTTGTAAACGGTTTCAATGAGATTATCAATAATCTTTTTCTCATTCTTTGTAAGTTTATCAAATGGTAAATCTTTAATAACTTCTTCTTTAGAAAGTCCTGATTGACGTTGAGTCATCAAGATAAATGCCATATCACCAATCGTATTGCAATTATCGTCTCTTACGACTTCTGCTTTGACATTAAAAGTAAAGAACAGAAAAATAAGTGGAATTAGTTTTAGAAATTTCATACGTATATTAATTCACCTTATAGCCAATCGTGACATTATACTGAACAAAGTCAGCATCTTTACCCGCATTAATATATTGGCCGTTCAAACATTCCAAATCATCAAAAGAGAAATATTCAAAATGTGCCAATAAAGCATCACTAAGAATCGTTAAAGCTTTTTCTCCTATATGCAGTCGATCGAAGCATTGAATCATGATATTACCGGTACGACGTGTGCAAGGATTATCAGCAACGCCAGACACGAAACTAGGTCCACCTGCAATCGTTAAGCGGCACCATAAACCTTCTTTTGGGACATTAAAGCTTGGTGCATTTGGATACTGAATTCTGTCCTGCTCGATACCAGTAAAGCTTTGCATTCGATCGATAATAGCTTGCCTCGTCTGCTCTAAAGTCATTGCCATATTAGCCGCCATACTTCTGAGAAATATAGTTAAAAGTAGTGTTGTAAATACCTTGTGGTGCTTGATCAGACCAACCATTTTCTAAGCGTTCAGCATATGGTTGATTATTCTGTATGTAGACCAAATTACCAAGCTTAAACTTAACGGCTTGAATAGCTACATCTTGGACGGCGTTTGTTTCAGGTCCACGTACACCGAAGTCAGCAGATCCAATCGAAACTATATGAGAGGCACGATAAGCGCCAGTATCAATAGGACTTAAAACTACTAAAGACTGCACAGCATCCATGGTAATTTTCTTTATCTTTTCCTCTGCTGTTTTAGCCACATCAAAACTAAAATCAGTCGGCTTTTTCCCCTTCCATCCCATCATTTACCTCGCTTTCTTCATACATTTTAAAAAGGTCTTGAGCGATCGATTGAATTGAATACGCTTCAAATTCTGAACTAGGCTCTTTTTCCCCCATCAGCTTCTTAACCTTCTGCCAAACATGAACAGCTTCATGCAAAAGCAAGCCATAGATCTCTATCAATTTTCTTTCTGAAGTGTCGCCAAGCTGGACAATTGCTAATGCACCGCCGGAATAGAAATCAACTTGCGCCGCTGCACCTTCCACAGACATGAACGGGTCAACCTTATTCATATCTTCGAATAGAAGATCCATATGGAGTTGATTTCGAGCTAACGTGTATTGAACATGTTGAAATGGTGAGATATGCCATTCAGGAACATAATTAAGATTAACCATGGTTTAACCTATTAACTAGGTAAAGGCGTTTCAGTCGCTTATCTACCATCAAATGAGTTATGAATAAAAATGCCATCTACATATTCGGGATGGCATTCACAATGAAAAAAAGAATGTGGTTTTTGATCATCATCAGGTACTACCTGAACACTGTCATAGACCTCATGTGCAGTCCAAGTCATACTTACTCCAATAAAAAACCCACCGAAGTGGGAATCATGATTAAACCTTCACACATACAAAATTGATAACTTATTTCTTTTTTTAACAATTTCTTTAAATACATCAATTTTTTTATCCTGAGACTCAAAGTGTTTTTTGTTAGAACTTTCAGTAACACTTTTAGCTAGTGCTGTTTCAATATCTTTAAATTTTTGAAATTCTTGATAAGCTCTAACCTCATCGGTAAAGTGCCACCAAAAATTAGGTAAAAGCTTTTGTATTTCTTGGACTTTAAAAAGAAAATCTTCAGATACTGCATCTTTGGCATTAATCTCAGCTTTTTTATCTGACAAATTATTTAACTTTTGATAAAACAAATCCTGCTTTTTAAAAAACTCATCTTTTTCTAGAAGGTGGGCAAAAGATAAACTATAGAAGACATAAAACTCATCTAATATATTTAAAATTTCCTTACTTACTTTTTCATTATTAATCGATACATGTTGCTCTCTCCAATCACTAAATAGAACAAATGCTGCAACTGGTGCTAAAAAAGATGCTGTAATAGTTAAGCCATCTTTTAAGAGCTCATATGTTCTTTTTAAATCTAATCTTTTATCTAACCATTCCGTTTGCAGCATGAATCCAATGATTAAATAAAGAATAAGAAAGGCAAAAGTACAGAAAATTAAATCTTTTATTTTATGTTCTAAAGTTTTCTTTACCATATATCCCCCTAAGTTAGAGGGATATTAGACCAAGTAATTAAACCTTCCTCAACTGGCATTTCCAAATTGTAGAGGCTGGATCCTGCTGAATATGAATTACCCGAAATGAGCCTAAGGCTGTTAGCCATTCATCATCAATTTTAGGGACCATAGTCACCTCATTTTGAAGTACGGTAGCTTTCTTATCTGTAGCCATTACTCCAAGCGTTTGTATTTCATATTGCTTATATGAACCAAACAGAACACCACGGCCAGAATAGTTTTCTTTAACTTCAACATGAGTTTCTGTCTTAGGATCCCAATTCGTTTTAGAAATCCGCTCACATGTAAAGGAATGAACGGCGTCCACTAAATCTTCACTAAATGCTTCAGCAATTTCTGCCTGAATTTCGTCACGTAAGCCCATTAGATTTTCCTAACAAAAATTACAGATCGCCGTTTGCAGTAAGGTTTGATTAAATCAAGAATGAATTGCTCACTCGCACTCAGTTTTACTGATCCGTCCTGGTATTCTTTTTCAGTTTCTACCGTATCTGCCTTAACTTTCTTGCGCTTTAAAGCCTGTTCCTGCCCTTGGTATATCTCTCCCTTCATGATGCCCTTTATAACTTCATAGGAAGCCGTTTTAAGGGCATTAGGGACAGCAGTTACTTCTTCAAAAGGCTTAACATTACGTGCTAACAAATAAGCTTCAGACTTTTCGAGATAGTCAGCTTTATCACTGGCAGATAAAGCATCAAAGCCTGCTACACGTTCAATTGCTTCTTGTTCAGTGATAAAGCTCATGGATTATTCCTTTGGCAAAAGTGCTAAAAGCTCATCTTTTTTAGCACCTGATTCAAATGCAATGCCCTTTTCTGTTAACACAGCTCGAAGCTCATCAACTTTAAGTGAAGCATAGTTAATTGGTTGTACTTGCTCATCACCAGTCTTTTGATCGCCATCAGGGTTTTGGTTACCTTGATCTTGCTGATTGTCACCATCTGGCGTTTGTTTTCCTTCACCCAATTCAAGCTCAGCAATACGTGCTTTCATTGCCTCTGGATCATTCTGGAAGGCAATAAATTCACCTTTCAATGTTGCTAGTTGTTCGTCTAGCTCATTTATTTTAGCTTCAGTCATTTGTTGTCTTTCCCGTGCACGGTTAAATGATGAAAGTCCCATAGAAGGATCTCCAAAAAATAAGGCGGTGTTACCCGCCTTTTAGTTATTTGATTTTGTGCTTAAAAGCCACAATACGGATCTGCTTAGGATCGTAAACACGTTCCCAGTTAGTGCCGGTTGCAAGCCCAGAATTTTTAGGTGCAATGCCTGTTGTCCCCGCCCACTTAACACCACGTGGATGTAGTACAAAGTGACGGCGGTTAATCAAGATATCTACACCAGCAAGACTATCGCGATCAGTTTCAACTGCATTTGGTGCACCAATATCTTGGAAGCCAACAGCACCTTGACCAAATAGGAAAGAAGTAAATACATCACCATCAACGGGCATGCCGTCATCAACAATCACACGGCGATCCATAAAGGTTTTATAGAGTAAAACCCCATCAGCATCACGCACGGTTTCAATCAAGCCCTGCTTAGATAAAGCTGACATAGTGAATGAATGCATTGAAATCGCCGTTAATTTATCGACTGCATCGCCAAGCTTATATGACGCATCGACAAAAGAATGACCATCAATAACTGCTGCGGCCCCTACGCCAGCTGAAATATCATGTACGTTACTTGCCATACTTGCAGCGCCAAAAACACCTTTGAGTGTATTCACGGTAAAACCCTGAAACTCACGGGCCCAATAATCTGCTACCAGATCACCAACTGCGCCAAGTGGATCGTCGCCAGATAATGCCTTTGCTAAATCATTAGCACCCCATGCCTTACCTCGGGCATGAAGAATTGCAATATCTTGACCTGAAGTGATGTTATTTACAGTTAAAGGGGTTTGATCAGAAAGAACTTCAGATTCACCACTTAAGTCGTTCCAAAAAGGAATATTTACAGTAGTACCGCCCTTCGTTCCAAAAGCTACATCTTCTTCAAGATCCCCCACAATGCCAGACTGCCATAAGGCAGATTTCTCAGCGGTTTTATTTAAAACATATGGAGTGAATAATTCAGGAACGATTACATCAGCAATTTTGGTATCAGCCATTTGGCTTTACTCCTTAAAGTTTAATATTGTGTTTTGCTGCTAGCTCTTTAGCTAACTGCGGATTTTCATTTCGTAATTGCGCCAATTTGGTTAAGTTCACTGAACCATCTGGTTTGAGAATGTCGACCTGACCTTTTGTATTGGCACTACCTGGTGCCCCCATACCATTTGCTTTAGGCCAGTAGTACGGCTTTTGTTCTCGTAGAGATTCAACCCACTCTTTTGGCGATAATGCTGTCTGGCCATCTTTGCCAATGATCACTTCGCCGTTTTCGTCAACAGCAACCGCTTTGCCGCTTTCATCTAATGCAAACTTTGTCTTAGCTAAAAATGCAATATCACCTGTTGCTTCAGGCAATGCTTCAAGCTCTACAGCTGCTTGAATGATTTGCCCTTGAATTACTGAGTCCTTAAACTTATTTGCATAAGCTTCAGCTTTGTCGGCACGGTCTTTTTCGGCTTTAAGTACTTTTTCATGCTCTTCACGCATCTTCTCGGTGCGCTTCTGAATCACTTCGGTAATTTTGCCTTCAGCAATTAATTTCGCCTCTTCATCTTGATCAAGTTGAGCAAAGACTCTTTTGACGATTTCAGGGTCGATACCTTCAAATTGAGATTGAAGTTCCTGAAGTTTCCGTTTTGCATCCTTAGCGGCATCACGCTCGCTTTGAAGTGCAGACTTAAGCCCTTTTGGATCTTCGTAGCCGTCTAAGTCAAGGCGAAACTTCCCGTTTTCCTCAACATATAAAGTGCGGTGCTCTTCTTTGATTGCATCAAGTGAATCAACTATAAATGGCAATGACATGTTCAAACCTCTCGTTTGATTTGGATAAAGCCTTATCTCAAGGCATTAAAAAAGCACCCGAAGGTGCTATGGTTAAAAATTAAGTTCTAATTAATGTGGTGCAAGTGCTTTCAATCTTTCAAATGAAAAACCATAAATTGACATGGCTCTTGAAATCTTAATTCGAAGGAAAGGCACAAGAATTAATTTTGTGCTCAAAATGTATTGAGCATCCGACATATTGATCTGTTTTTCAGCCATTTGCATAACCTTTCGCTACGTTTCCTTTGCTTGAGTTAATCTGGGTTCATCACCAACTAAACGAACACCATTACCGCCATAAGCTTCAAATGTCACAGTAATCAATGCTGGTCCACCTTGATCATTACTAATCATCTGTACAGCTCTTTGACCAGCTAATGGCAAACCAGTTTCTTCATCACAAATAACTAAATAACCTTTCAATGTTGGATGACGCTTAAGCACTAAATGCCTTGATTCACTCATAACCCCAACTCCTTAAATGTCTGCTCGTCCAACTTTCGAAGTTGGTCTAAAGTGTATAACCGCCCATCAGGATCGAAGAACTTATCAAAATCAAATTTGCCTTCTTTAAAGAGCTTAAAACGCTTTGGCCCCAACCATTCTTTTTGAAAGAAATCGTCAGTCTTGCCGAAGAACTCTTTAAATGTTGTATTGGCATCTAATTGCCCGATTAACTGGCTACGTTCATCTTTAGGGATGTCTTTCACTGGTCGCTCGTCCATGACAAACGGACGCTCTCCAACAAGTCGACCATCTTTATCTACTGCAACCAAAATACTGCGGCAGTTACGATGTAAAGGAGGCACTCGTTTTGCTGGATCGTCAATCCTCCACACCGTGCCATCTAATGATGCGCAAAGTTTTGTTGTTCTTCCATCTAATACACTGACAAAACGGACATACTCATAACCTAGTTGCTTAAAGGTATCTAAATACGTTTGATTAGCTACATGATTGCGTAACGTTCTTACAGTCTGGTCAATGTCTGACTTAGTGCTAGTTAAAAGACCATCTTCATAATTAAGGCGCTTGGTACCACGAATGCGTTGAACAATTTCCTGATTAGTTTTACCGGAGTTAATTCCATCCCGAATTGCATATTCAACTTTTTGGCGCGCTGTTTCGGCAATCTTGGTAAGTAGATCCTCTACCAATGCCCCACCAACTAAAGGTGCTTTCTTGGCAGCCGAATAAAGTTTTTCGCCGTTCGGTTTTTTAATCTTGCCGCTGTATAGCTTCGCCGTGTAATTAGCCTCATATACCGCTAATGCTGTGGCTGAAACTGCAAATGTCTCAGGCAATGAAGTATTTATTGCCGTAAACCACTGAGAGATTAAATCCCGAATCTCTTTGAGGTTTGACGTTGTGTACTGTCCACCAGCAAGGGCTAACTTTTCAGAATCATTTAACTCATCTAATAAATCACGTAGCTTTGCCAGCATTAATGCTGACTCACCATTAAAGATTGTTAATAATTCATTAACTGATTGAGAAGAAGCCCGATATAAATACGCTTGGTGTTGGGTAAGTACTTCAATCAAAGATTTTTCAATATTAGAAGCCATTTATCACCTCTAAATTGGAGCGTTATCTCGCTCACTTTCAACTCGCTTCAGCTCTTCCTGAAAATCATGAGCTGGTAACTTGCCAGTAGCGATGTATTCCCAATACGTCTGGAATGAGTTCTTTCCAGAAATGGCACCTTCATAAAGCTGCTTAGCCAGATTGATATCGTATTTCTGGACAATAAACTCAGGCTCTACCGTGAATGCATTTTTTGAAGGATCCAGCTTTAGCCATTGAGCAGCATATTTAATAGCTTGTTCAATTGCTGCTGCTGCACACATCACAATACTGTGTAAGCTTGCATGCTGATCATCCTGACGGGCACGGCGTGCTTCACCTGATTCTTGTGTATTCGTGTCTACAACTTTAGCTCCAGCTTCAAGAGCTGCATTCTTCTGAGAATCCATTTCCTGTTTGGTTAACTCAATGCCACTGCCAGAAATTTCCAAGTAACCGCATTGTGATTCCTTAGGTAGACTCCAGACAGCCATAACACCTGTAACACTAATATCATCATCTTCATCCCCGTCTAAACCATTAATCCAAGGCTGAGGATGCGCTGTGTGATGAAGTGACTGGAAATAGTCCGCGCTGAGCTGGTAATGCTTCAGTGCTGCTTTTGCCATAGTTAAAAGAGGGACAGTGCCAACATCTGGCGAATTATCAGTTGTACCGCAGAATACAAACGGTGTGAACGATAGCTGATTACCGCCCAATGTAGGTGTTTTATCTTCATCAGTTGAACCATCAAACAAGCGAACTACTAAGGCCCCATCAATCATGGATAAAACACGGTGAACCGTTTTAGTATCATGACCAAACTCATCTTCACTGTTATCAAATTGCTCCTCGAGCACTAATAGCTTCAGATCCTTACGACCACCTATGCTGTTTTCTTTCCAGTTGATGATAGATAAAGCATCATATAACGCAAAATAAGGAACACTTTGATCGTCGACATCCACCATCAATCCGCAGCGGCCATATTCCAGTAGCTCCAGACAAATACGAATAAAAAGCTGCTTTAATCCAAACCCGTCATTAGTTGCATTATCAATCAATCCTTTGAGCAAAGAGCTTTCAATCACAATATTCGGCTCAAGCTTTGATACTAAACCAATCATCGTGCGTAACGAATCCTGAACCCATAGTGGATACTGAGCGCGACTGAGATAAGCTTTATAAATCTCTCCAGTCGTATCTCCCTGCTTTTCAGCTTCAATCATGCCAGCCGATTTAGCCAGATACTTTGTTTGTTCCTGTTTAATTTGCTCTTCGCCAGCAACGGCGTCGCGCATAATCAACCAAGCTTTTTGTGCAGCAATATACTGCGGATGTTTATCAGTAACTGCCATAAAAACACCAATAAAAAAGCACCTGTAAAGGTGCGTTGATTAAGACATTCCTCGTATCCTACGCATACCAATTGATTTTTTATCAATCGGGAATAAATAGGCTATTGGATAAGTACCAGCATCATTCATATGGTCAAAACCTGATTTTTTATCAGGCTGGCCATAATCATCGTAAATTTGTCGCTCTAAACATTTTGTGAAATGCGGGCATTTGTTTACATTTACGAATAGCCTGCGCTCAGACAATGTATTGCAGAGCATGCCATTCATTGAATTGATACGATCTTTAACAGCAGGGTTTCTACTATTCACATGAACTTTGAATCCTGCTTTTCTGAGTAAAGCTAGATCTGTTTCGCTAGCATTACTAGACTTTCGGTTTTCACCCGATGCATCAGGATATACCGCTATTTCATGATTAGGGTAACGCTCCTGAATTGCTTCAATCATTGCCGGGGTATCAAAGAGATTCACGAACTCATCTACAGCATGCATTTGCTCACCACGGCGGACATATACAACAGCAGCCATTTTGGTTACGTTGAAATCCATCCCGACATGAAGTACATCATTAGAAAGAACAGTTTCATTAGATGCACTCAGCAAACGATTAAAGCAATAAAAGATAACGCCTTGGTAACTCTCAAAGCTTGCCTCATATTCCTGGCTAAAAGTTTTAGGATCCATCTTGCGTTTAGCAACAATGATCTCAGACTCAGGAATATTCCCCCCTTGTAGGGAGGTATAAGAAAAGCTTTTACAGTCTGGTTCATGCCCCGGCTGACCATCCATGAACGTGTCATAGCAATGGTTGAAACCTTTGGGTGTTCCAATCCTTAAAACATGGCCACCGACTCGCTGTACGCCGTTGACTATGTATTTACAAGTTGAAAGCATGGGACGAAGTACTTCCTCCCATGCCGCCCACTTACAATCGGCCCATTCATCAATAATTAGGAAAAATAAGCCAGATCCACGAAGGTCATCATAATTGTCTAAACCTACAACACGGATAACATGGCCACTTCTTAAAGTGATTGAACATTCAGTCTCGTTTGGCTTACCAGCTCGCCATGATGCTGGAATAGCCTGTTTTAATCGCTTCCAGAAAACCCGTTTAGCTTGCTTAAATGTAGGTGCTGCATACCAAATCTCATCCTCGACAGAAACATTCCATTTAGCTGCTAGTCTTGCAGCTCTCCGCATTTCTGCTTTGGCCAAGAAAGTTTTACCAAAACGTCGACCGCAAACAGCATCACGAAATCGGGCTTCTACTTGCCAGCCCCACAAATATATATTTGCCTGCTTTGGTGTTAATTGAACTGAACCTTCAGGAGGATTAAAGAATTGGCTCATTAGGGATCTCCTCATCAGGATTCAAAACAAGTTTGTAATCCTCATCAGGTGGTCTATGTTCTGGTGGATTTACTTCACGCTGTAACTTCTGAAGTTCAAGTTTTTTAATCTCAAGCTCTACTTCAGCTTTTGTTTGAGCTTCATCAGGGTTTTCTGTTTTAACTGGTCCACCGCCTGTCCCTGTTATTTCCTTGCGATTGGTATAAAGCCCGCCAACTTCTTTAGCCGCCTGCTCCATTAAGCTAGGTACTAGGACTGGGTTATCTTTGAATTGCTCATTGTCGATGAAACGCTGTAAGCGCTTGAGGCGGTAAGCAATGTTTGCGATTGGAATAGCGCTAAGGTTGTCATTCATTTCCTTGCGGACTCTAAAGAATTCAGTTTTAAATTCTTCGCTTAGGTCCTGCCCTGTTTTCTTAGTCGGGTCGTATGCTTCACACTGCTGTTTAGTGACAGTAATACCAAATTCTTCTTGGACGCCCTTCACTGTTTCAGTGGGGGTCTCATAGGTAGCAAGTGACCGTACTATATAGAGTTTTACTCGTTTATTTAGCCTCGCCATTTATCTCTATCCGTCCAAGTACGTCCAAGTAGAGTGGCAAAAAAATTTAAACCACTCTTAAATAACAAGTGCCACAAGCATAATGAACATCAGCTCGAGACATCTCAGGTCTTGTTTTAGCAGCCTCAACCATTCTTTTGACATCCTCACTTGCACCATATCGGCGTACAACGCCTGTAAACTCTTCAACATCATGGCCTTGTATTGCTAACTTTGGCATACCTGTTTCTCGGTTATATGCTGGAGTTCCCCATTCGTCTTTCTTATGTGCAATGTGGTAAAGCTCATGCTCAACCAACGCACAAAAGTTCACGTCACTAGCAATCCGTGAATAAGAAGCATCAAAAGTAATGAGATATTCAGGAATATCATTAAACCACTGGATGAATTGTTCTTCTTGTCGTTCTTTCTTCCATCCCCCAGCATTGATCATGACTTTTTCAGTAGTACCAATAACTTGACGACCTTGCTTTTTAAAACCAGATCTAGCCCACATCACAGTAATATCGGGATATCTAAATGACCGTAAATGCAAGTGGTCAGGGTTAAATAATTTAGATTTTGGATCTAGAAAAACCTTTCTTATCCATTCCCACATTTCTGGCGCCGGCACAAAATTAGATGTACCCGTTTCAAATATCCATTCCGGAGGCATTGGACGTACGGGAACATGAAAGCCGATTTCATTTTTCATAAATTAAGTCCCATAAAAAAACCACCTCAAAGGTGGTATTTAAATATTAAAACTATTACAGCAACTTCTTGTAATTCTGCTTACCACACTCGTAAGGAGTACCAGTTAATTGTTTAGCTATATCAAGATAAGACTGATTTTCTTTATCGAATTCCAGATTCATTTGTTCACGAGTGGTTTTCTCTTTTGCTAATTCTTGAGATTGTTCAAAATTATCATTATAGAATTTTTTAATCTGCTCATTTGCATTAGCCAGATCACAAACTGAACTTGTAAGTTCCAACTGCTCTTTAAAGTTAAGTTGTCTTTCTTCTGAAAGTATTCCTAATGTTTGAAATTTATTGATAGCCTCTTCACGAGCATTAAATAGATCATTGGCCTCTGTTAAAAACTCTAATTTAGATTTTGGATACGCCTGAGATGAAACAAGTCCCAAAAGCAATAAACTAATTATTAAATGCAGTTTCATATTCATCAACATTTTAGAAGGTAACTTTGTTGAGAAATTATATATCTAAAGATAAAAAGTAGTTTAAATAAAAGATGAGCCCCGCCAATAATCGATATTTAGCAGGGCTATTGATATCTCATTGATTTCAGGAAGAGATCAACTACTACTTAAAAACAGACTCTTATGTAAAAAGAGGTGTACCTTGTTTAATACGTTTTCTAAATTCAGCAAGCATTTCAGTTTGAGAAATATCGATTGCCCAATATGGTCTAAGCTGAAAGTGAGGTTTATCAACAAAACTAGTCCACTTACCTCCCCATTCCAGCCCTAGTTCCAAACCTAAGGCTCCTATTGCATTATATTTTGAAGAATCTGTTAAATATTTTTTTCCTTCAAATATTCCTATGTCAAATGCAGTACCAAAATTATGATTCGAGTATCCGCCTTTAGCGTTTGTTACTGGACTTCTGTGTGGTTCTACAGTTCTGCCAATATTATATAAAGCATCTTGTTCAGCATATGATCTGAATGCACTTATAACTTTGATTGTAATACCGAGCTTAGCAGCATTTTGCACCAATGCTCGAGCATAGGGTTGAACTTCTGGTAATAAAGTAATGATATTTTCCTCACTACGATCATCAACTTTATCAATTGAAAAATCTTTGGGAACTGTTCCAATAATATTACTATATATTGCAGTCCATGTTTCCGGTCCAGCACGACCATCTATATCCACACCCAATTTCTTTTGAACAGCGATAATCATTTCTTCTATTTTCATTTTCTTCACCATTTTATTTTTTGTTATAGCAATTAATATAATATTAAAAGAATATGTTTTTTTAAATGACTCTCCGACATATAAACATCAAAAATAATTAATTTTATACATGACTTTTTAATAAAATTTAAAAATACTTACATCAATCTTAAGTAGGTCTAACAATTTACACGAAGAGCTGAGATATTAACTTAATTATCTATATTTAACTTTTATATCATTAATTAAGTCATCTGATTATTAAAAAGTAAATAAGTCAATAAAAAAGCCCACCAAATGATGAGCTTTTAAAATTAACCACATCCGTGGTATCAAAATTAATTGCATTTGCAAACGTATTTCAATAAGAATCGATAAATCACATTCGTGATATTAAGTAAATTACTTACATTTCGACCACTATAAAGCAAAAATAGCATTTACCCTGTACAGGGTCAAGATCCGTTTAGCTTTTATTAAAAATTGCTGATTATACTGCGGCAAACTTTTTGTATATCCATTATGACTAAATTATTATGATTAGAATAAAACATTAACCAATGAATATTTTGATCAATTTTAAACTCCTTTTTTTTCGCATGGAAACTACAGTTAGCACATTCACGCAATGTAGGAAGTGTATAGCCTTCTAAGGTTTTATTATCAATGAAGTCTTGCCAGATTGTGAGACCATCATTTTTATTTGCAAAATAGTAGCCTAAATGATCTGAATTACCTAGGTCTCTCCCAACTTCATTTTGTTCTCCAGCAGTTCTTACTTGAGTAAACATATCAGTAATCTTTGATTGTGCCTCTGAAGAAATTAAATTTAATTGAGTATTATCTCTCTCCGTTAAATTGTAAGATTCAATAAAATCTTCACTTAATTTTAATACTTCATGAGCTAAATCTTTTGCACAATTTTTAAACATTTCATTTTCCAGTCTATAATAAATGACAAAATTATATTAGTTAGTATATTAAAAGCATGTACTGCAATTATATAATTCATAATGTTTATCATAGACTTACAATTCGTATAAAATCAATATATTTGAAAATAATTATTTCCATAAATTTCAATTACATTTCTTTAATATTTGATAAACCCATATCGGCAATGCAACACCGCCAAACCACACTTAACATCAATACGTGCATCTGATTGCGAACGATCTTCTCGTACCATCTCAGGCCATGACTGCCCACGGAAGTAACGGTCAATAATCGCTTCCATCCATTCATCCATAACTTCACTCTGCCCCATTAAGTCCAGTATTAATCGCTGTACTGCTCGTGCTTCATTGTCATCAATCTGGCACTGGGTTTTAGATTTGGTTTTACGGAAAGGATATGATTCACTCACAAAATAATTGGCGATGATTTCTCTTTGTTTCTTCTTACCCAACCGTTTTAAACGGCGCTGCTTTTCAACCTGAACCATCGCTGAAGCAATCGGATTGCTATAAGCACCAGAAGGAATACCGGTAAAACTCTTTTGATCTAGCCATGCACCGAATTGATATAACCAGCCTTCCAGATCAAATCTAGACCAGTCCACTGAGTGCATAACATGCTTCTTATCGATCATTAGTGTCATTCATTCCCCCCACCATTTTCTCTATCTGCTGAACCGCTAAACCTGACTTCACTTGCTCTGTACTGAACCGTAAAACTGTAAAACCCATCATTGCCGCCGAGTTATATTTCTCCATATCCCCGATGTAACCTTTGCCTCTTGTGTGACGTCCACCACCTGCCATCCAGATACCGCCTTCTACTTCAACCAAAATCTTTGTTCCCGTAATTAAAAAATCTGCTCTCCATTTGCGTTTTGGATGGAATTTATATTCCTGCTCAAAACTGATCATGCATGCTCTTAAGTGTGTTGCCAGTACCGTCTCGCCTTCACTTGCCTCTCTAGCACCTTGCTTTGCTGAACGGCGCTTCTTTGTCTTCACTGGAAATAATTCACGGTATTCAGCAAGGCTCATTGATGTCATTTAGACTCACCATTCTTGATTGCCTGCTCGATTGCCTTATCCAATTGAAGTAGCTCGTTGTAATCAGTGTTAGACAGCCCACTACGGTTGTATTTGCCTCGTAATTTGTCACGACGAGCAATCGCTTTTTCTAAATCGAAGTTTTCATGAGTATTCATGCTGCCCCCTGCAATGTGCCTTTGAACCCGACTTGCTTGAGATACGGTTCCCATTGTTTGGCCTGAGCTGGATCGCTAAGTTTTACGGCGATACGTGCAGCGAGTTGATCGTAGCTTTCCCCTGCAGCTGCAAACTGGCTTGCGAAATCAGGATGTTGTGAGAGTTTTTGAGCGAAGGTATGAATCTGTTTGTCGCTGAGTTGATTTGACTCCCCCTGCGGGACTAGAACCCGCGTCGTTGTATTTTGGTTCTTTGCCTGTTCACGTGCTTGGTATTTGCCACATGCGTTGATTAACCAATCTGCAAAGTGGTAATGCATGAGTTCATCACAAAGATTCTTCTCGGCGTTGTAGAGTTCAAATGCCCGTAACTCCCGATCGAACCAAGTCGCGTTTTTGATTTGCTCGTAAGTTTCCTGATCAGTTGCCAAAAGAATTTCTTCACCAAGTTTTTTCAAACTCAACCAAGTTTTTTTATTTTTAGATTCTTCTGAAAGATTCTTTAAAAGATTCCGTGTCCCAACGTTGGGACCGTTTACCGGAATTGTTGGGACTCTTTCATGGAATTGTTGGAACTGTTCCACTGTTGGGACTGTTCCAACGTTGGTACTCTTTCCATCTAAATTTCCACCTTCTAATGGTCCCACTGTTGGGGCTGTATCTTCACGGCCAACTACACCATTCAAGCGGTAAACGACCACCTGTTTTGTCTGACCTTTGCGCTCCCCAGTATCGGTAATTAATCCATCATCGGAGAGCTCAGCAAGAATCTTCATCACAGTTTTTCTGTCAATTTTGCAGTCCGCGGCTAAACGTTTAGCGCTTGGATAACAGGTATGATCTTCACTTGCACGATCGGCCATAGATAACAAAACAACTAGTTTTAAGGCAGGTAATGAACCGCCTTTCTTTGTCGGGATAGAAACTTTCCAAGCCCAATTAGTGGCATCTAGACTCATACCTGATCTCCTATCTGCCCACAGTGAGAGCATGACTCAAAATCATAAGGGTTGTATTGCCAAACGATCTTTCCACAGCTTGGGCAGTTAAACCGTGATTGCGGCTCTTTTACTCTACGTTTTGCCTTCTTTAGATGTTCAGGCATCTTTAGGCCTGCACCCTGTGTCATTGTGCGAGGGTTATATTTATTGAAATCAAAGGTCCTTCTTTTCGCCTTGTCAGCCAAGTGATAAGGAATGGCAATATATCGCTGGCCTAGCTCACTAATTTCTTCTAGGGAAAAATAAGAAGCACTTTCAAAATCCGTTGAAGTTTCAAATGACCTTTTATTCAGCCAGAAAACGTCATTTCCATCGAATTGCTTTTTTACAAAAACGGCATATCCAATAACCCCATCTATGATTTGTGTTTGATTAGGTATGTATTGATGGTCAACCTTCCAGATAGCTAACTCATCAACATGGTCTGCAGATATTGGGCAGTCATATTCTCTAGCATGATTAAAGTGATATTGAGCTTCTTCCAAGGTACAAACATGTGCCTGATCAATATCGGTGTGGTAGCCACAAAATTCATGACGCTGAAAACTAACATTTGAACCAACGTTGTCGCGGAAACATGCAAGATAGAATCTATTTTTCATTTTCCACTACCTTTAACCAATTGAAATAGACTTGACTTACTTGCTTTAAAACCCCCTTGCAAGGCACATTGAAGCGTTGTAAATTGTTCTTGAATAACAAGGAAATAATTAAAATGGCTCTTATACGAAAACAAAATGAAATAGATGTTTACAGTGATAAAGACAATAACTGCATAACGATTTGTGAAACCGAAGGTCACTTCGATGAATATCATGGCAAGCACGTAGATGTTTATATCAATATTGATATCGCTCACATTGATAGCCTTATCGCTGCTCTTCAGAAGTGCAAAAAAGAAATCCAAGGTGATGAGCTTAGAAACGGTTAAATGACTACTCATGACACCTCCGCCCGTGCTAACTCTTCTGCAGTTAATCGGCGTTTTGCTTCTAACTCAGCAATTGATGCTGATCTAAAGAATTGAACTGGGAGAGCTAATTGCTTCCCGCTTGCTGACTTAACAAAAAGTCGTTTAGGTGTGCTGTAGTAAAAACCAAACACTTCAAAAATTTCGTTATGATCCAGTTCATTTACAACCACCATGTCACCGACTACAAATTCCTGAGAGTTGAGTTCGGTTGGTTGTTCTGATAAATTATTTGTGTTCATTTGATTCACCTCAATTGAATGCCTAGAAGCCTGATCCTCGAAATCAGGCTTTTTTTATTTCTAAAATTTGTGATTCTGGGTTTACCCCAACCTTCCCAATTAATCCCAAACGCTCCCTTTTCTGCCTATTTTTATCTGCTCTTTCAAGCATTAAGCTAACTTCATGATATTCACCCATAAGGGCCTTTTCTAAGAGGACTACAGCTTGATGTGCATACTCATTTCCACGGACATCCGCAATCAGTCTCAAACGCTCCATCATGTCTGGAAGCATCTTCAATCTAAGATCTTCTTTTTCAAGGCTCATTTTTATGTCCTTAGCCAGCAGCAACTTTATTTTTCAGAGGCTCATTTCCTTCTACCAAATCACGAATTTGGTATTCACGAGCTAATGGAATTTTTTCTTCAGGCCACTGACTAATTGCTTGAGTACTAATACTTAACTTGTAGGCTAACTCAGTAATACTGCACTCCAGCAAGGCCAATGCTTCAGTTTTGGTCATGCGTTTCACCACTAAAAGTAACTTTACTTACCTTTATTTAAGCACATAAAACTTACCTTATCAAATGGTAAGATTTCTTACGAACGGAACTGGCAAAAAACTATGGAAACTTTAGGTACTCGTTTAAAAAATCTGAGAAAGTCTAAAAAGCTAACTCAGCAACAAGTTGCTGATGCAATTGGAGTTTCTAAAACATCAGTAATTTATTGGGAAAAGGATGAGAACTTACCTAAGCACGATAGTTTGATGACATTAGCCCAAATTTTAGGGGTTACTTCTGAGTACCTGTTAAGTGGTAAAGGAAGTGATTCTCTAGATAAGAATGTAACTACACCATTTCCAATAGCAGGTCGTTTAGTGCCTGTTATTTCTTGGGTACAAGCAGGAACTTGGACTACTGCCGATTCAGTTCCAATGGGTACTGAATTTAAGGAATGGTTACCACCAAACCCTAAATGTGGCAAAAACGGTTACGGTTTAATTGTAGTAGGAGAATCTATGTCTCCAGACTTTAGACCAAGTGACAAAATATATGTAAATCCTGACTTTCAAATAAATGATTTAAAAACAGGTGATTTGGTTATCGTTGCATGCGACGGGGAAACGGAAGCAACTTTCAAGAAATTGATTGTAGAAAGCAACGGTATGTATTTAGAACCCTTAAACCCTAAATGGCATGAAAAGATAATACCACTCCGTGAAGGATGTAAATTAGTTGCAAAGGTCGTTGGGCTATATAGAGATGTTTAAAAATGCCTTTTAGAATTAAAAATTTCTTATTCGCAAATAAAGTAATCGAACTGTCAAAAGATCAAACATCAAATTCAGAGCATACTTTTTCATTAATTACAGGGATAAATGCTGTTGGTAAAAGTAGATTACTCACTAGTATAATACAATCATATTTGATAAATGGTAAAAAATATGAAATGTTTAAAGTAGATAGTATTTTAATTGATCACCCAATAAAAATGCCAAATAAAATAATAGCTATTACTAACTCTTTAAATGACAAATTTCCTTTAAAAAATTCAAAATCATATATTTATGAGTATTTTGGCAATAAATCAAATGGAAATATTATATATGATAGATATGCATTTATAAAAAAGCTTATAACAAGAAAAGATGTAAATCACCATTGTATCTGCCATACATTTTATTATTTGGGATTTTTACCTTTTCTAGAAATATATTTCAAACATACATTAAAAAAATCCACACTATCCCCATTAGAGATACAAGAAATATATAATAGAAATGCAAATTTTTTTGAAAAGGAAAATTTAAATTTAAATATTGAAAACCCTAGTGAAAAAGAATTATTACTCCTATATACATTAAGAAAAATATATTATAAAAAAAAGAGTATAAAGCAAAGTGAATTCCAATTAGTCTATAATATTTTCCTTGGTAATAACTATATAAATTTCAATAAATTTTCAATGAAATGTTACTATAATTATCCCGCTAGAGCTAGCTCCCTTTCCCATGAAGAGCTAAATATACTTTTAGATAATGATGTTTTGAAAATTACAGATGTTAATTTACATAATTACACTGAGGAAGATATATTTAAGAATAAAATTAATGAAAATAATTTAATTAATTTCAACAATCTAAGTTCTGGACAGCAAGCACTTCTAAATATTTTTCTAAGCTTATCAAGTTGTATTGAGGATAACAGTTTAATATGTATTGATGAACCTGAAATAAGTTTACACCCGGAATGGCAATTAGAGTTAATTATAAAACTACAAGAATTATTTCTTACATATGAAGGATGTCATTTTATAATAGCAACTCATTCACCTCAAATTGTCTCTGGCCTCTGCTCAGAATCTGGTTATATTATAGATCTAGAAAATAATATAACCTATTCCAAATATGAATATTCAAAAAAATCATCCGATTTTCAGCTAGCTAAAATATTTAACACTCCAGGTCACAATAATGAATATTTGATTAGAATAGCTTTAACTATTTTATCTAAAATTACTGGAAAAATTGACTTAAATAAATCCGATGTTGACAATCTTAACTTATTAAACAATTCTTTAAATGAATTACCAGAAAATGACCCTGTATCTTTTTTAATTGAACAAATAAATGCATTGGTAAAATAGAAAATGAAAGTCTATAATTATAATCCTTCTGAGCAATCAATTATTGATACATATGATAAAGAAGATCATAATTTCTGGTCTTTTAAAGTTAAAGAACTTGCTCCATTACGTCTAAATTTAAGAACTCATTATTTAGCTGAGCAAAAAAATAGATGTTGTTACTGTAAGATGCTTAAGCAAGAAAAACATGGTAATACATGGGATGTAGAGCACATCGTGCCCAAAGCATTATTTCCAATTTTTTTATTTGAAAAACAAAATTTAAGTCTTTCTTGTAAAGAATGTAATGATGAAAAGTCTAATAAACCTGTTTTCTCTAATAATTCACATGAATATAAAATTTACCCTACTGAATCAGATAGATATTCTATAATTCACCCTCATTTTGATAAATATAGTGAACATATGAGTATTCATATGTCTCCGAATGGTCAAATAATGCATGTGCCTATCACTGAAAAAGGTGTCACTGTTTTTCATCATTGCAAATTAGTACGCTTTACAATGCAATTTTATAATGTTCAAGATTTGAATACGAATTTACTAATCACCTTTTCGGACTTTATTGAACAAGTTCCGAATTTAACTCCGGATGTAGCTAAGGCATTTTTTACAGCTTCATTACCTAGAGTCCTTTCACCCGACTTTATTGACTGTTAACGTATTAAAAAAATCTTCTTTTCATTTCTAAAGTGCCTGCAAATTGCAGGCTTTTCTATATTAAGTCTCAATTAAGGTAATTTTACTTATTGACTTAAATGGTAAGATAACTTACTTTTGTCTCATGGAAAACAAAAAGCCCCGAAACTTTGGACGGCGACGGGGCTTTGCATTACGCGAGGTAAGTATGAAACAAAACCCTATTCCTAGTCAAACGACTGCACGCTTATATCAACACCCAACTGTTGAAGAACAGCGCCGTTCGCGTTTCACCACAATTAAAGCGAATGTAATCGACTTCATTAAGTTTATTGCCCTCTCATTCATCCTTTGGGTGATTGCTGTAGCGGCTGCATCTTGGATGATGGGAGGCTAACTCATGAATGCTCAATTCAAACTACATCCAGACGGTGTTAAAGCTTATATGGATCATGACCGCTTAACGGGTCTTTACTCCGTACGTATCGGCTGGACTGTTTATGCAGCTAATGCAAACGGTAGTGTGCTGTACACCGTAAAAGGTGAAGTGAAGACACCTTTAAATGTTGAAGACTTTAAGGCTAAGCGCCCTAAGGTTTATACAGCCTTAATGAATGAGATTAACTTCCAGCGCAAAAAAGCATTAGCGACTGCCCTAGAACTTAGCAACATCCCTTCGTATGACCGCAAAGCTCATAAGAAGAAGCACGGCTTTACGGGTTCAAGATAAGGATAAGAAAAATGAATGCAGCAATTAATTCAGCAGTTTTAAATAATGAAAGTGCTAACCACTTTGAACAGTTAGCAGCAATTAGCGTATCTGGACATATCGAAAAGAAAAACAACATGTCATATCTGTCTTGGGCATGGGCCGTGGACAAACTAATGCGCATAGATCCACAAGCAAACTGGGCTTTCCGTGATCCGATGACTTTTCCGGATGGTTCTATGATGGTCCATTGTGATGTCACCGTATTCGGTAAAACCATGTACATGTTCCTGCCCGTGATGGACCATCGCAATAAAGCGATTGTTAAACCGAATGCTTTTGATATCAACAAGGCCATGATGCGTTGTCTGGTTAAAGGCATTGCAGTACACGGTTTAGGTTTATATATCTATGCCGGTGAAGACTTACCTGAGGAAGAAAAGACTCAGCAAAAGACAGCTCAACCTCAACAGCAGCAAACTCCACAAAACCCGCAGCAACAGCCGAATGCAGCCCAACAACTTACGGCTGAATTCCAGCAAGCACTACAAGCGATTCAACATACACAAAATGAGGCAGATCTGGCCACAATCTATAAACGCTTCAAAGGTACGAGCTTTGAAAGCCAGATTGTGAAGGCATGCAAGGCAAAAAAGGACATGGAGGGATGGAGCGCTTAAGTACCTATATCTTTAGGTATGTTGCCAAATTACACGGCAACGGCACTCTAAGAGGTCGCATTGAAGCGACCTCTGCCCTCCACGCCAAGCAACGTGTCATGCAGAGCAATGAGCTGATTAAAGATGCTCATATCTCTTTACTCAAGAATCAGGCTTCAGCGCGTAAACAGGCTTTTGAAGCCATGGAGGAATTCATATGAGCTTCCGTTATTCATCCTCAGCCCGAACCCTGATTGTATTCGGCAACCTGATGAATCATTACTACGACAATGTGAACCCATCTCAAATCGATAGCTTAGTTGATGAGGCGAAATTTAAAGAAGCGACTTGGAGAAAGTAAAAACAATTTTAGAGCTGCGATGTTCTACATGAGTGACTGTATTGCTGACCCTCTGCGGTCACTCTTGAGAACATTGCAGTATTTTGGGGTAATTAGATAGGTATAGGTATGGGAAAATATATAGTTGTTGTTGAAGCAGAAAAACCGCCTCAGATTTTCATTCATGAAGTCATTCCTAATGTTGGGAAAGTCATTGAAATGAAAGCTGAGGAAATACCAAACCGTGTTACTGCAGCATGGTTAATGGAACGCTTTAGTCTGTCTCGTAAATTGATTATAGATGAGCTTCGTCCATTCAATAAAGGGACTGATGGCAAGCATCTTTACGATCCAAATGATGTTATTCCTATCCTTGAAAACCTGAATATTCAAAGGCAGCAACGGCAGTCAAGAAGGAAGAATTAAGACGGAGGTACACTTCCCTAACAAATTAATTTTTTTGGGATGATGCCCCTCGATTAATATCAAAGTATATTTAACTCACATATAGGTGTGAACTTGGATATTTATAAAAAAATGATTTGTTCCGCTATTAATATACTTTTGGTCGCTTGTCAGCCTCAAGAATCGAGTGTCGGAAATAGCCATGTGAAAATACCTAATTATCAATCTAATGGCGTTTCCGCCTCTGCACGATTAAGGGGGCCGTTACAGCTAAAAGACGAATGTTTATATGTGAATGATGTGCTAATTGTTTTTCCTGAACGCTCTGCGGAATGGGACGCTAAAAATCAAACTTTAACTTATAAAGGTGAGAAAATTGCCTTAGGTCAAGAATTAGATCTCGTTGGGGGTTCTGGTAAATACGCATTTGATAACAATCAAATTAAAAACTTAAGCGCTTCATGTGATCATAAAAGTATTTGGCTTGCTGGATAA